ACGAGATATTGGCGTGACTGGAGTTCAGACGTGTGCTCTTCCGATCTCGGCCTCCTTGTTCATAGATTTGCGATATAGATGATGCAGGCTGTCCAGCATGATCTTCTCGACGGCCTGGTGACTTGCGGTGTCTGCGGAGTGGCCCATCCATGAGCCGAGCGAGGCCAAAAAGCGGCCGTCGCTGATCTTTCCATGGCGCCATGCGCGGGCTTTCTTGCGCATTCGATCCAGGGACTGCTTTTTAATGAGCTTATTCCTGCTCCAGATTCGATAGCCGACGAACTCGATGCCCTCCGAGGTTTTCCCGATCCTGGTCTTCGCGTTCAGCGTGAGAGCCAGGCGCGTCCGTAGAAGCTCCTCGATGTCGGCCAGAAGACTCCAAAGAAAGGCCTTGCTCTCGTGCAGGATGAGGAAATCGTCCATGTAGCGAACATAGAACTTCACCCCGCGAACGTTCTTGACGTAGTGGTCAAGTTCGTGCAGGTAGACGTTGGCGAAAAGCTGGCTCATAAGGTTTCCGATTGGAAGTCCCGTCCCTGGCGTGCTGTTCAGGACCTCGTCTATAAGCCACATGAGGCCTTCATCCTCGATTCGCTCCGCGAGGATCGCCCGGAGGATAGTTCGGTTAACCGAGGCGAAAAAGGACTTCACGTCCGCCTTCAGATAGTAGTAATTCCTCGGTTTTCCTAGGAAATAAGCCACGCGCCGGGCAGCTTGATGCGTGCCCTTGCCCAGCCTGCAGGCGTAGGAATCATGGATCATGCGCCGCTCGAATATCGGCTCTATGACGGCGTTCAGCGCATGCTGGACGACGCGGTCGCGGAAAGGAAGAGCCACGATCTGCCTTTTCTTCGGCTCGTAGATCACAAAGGGGCGATAAGCGCCGACCTTGTACGTCTTCCATATCAGTTCGTTCTGTAGCGCGATGAGATTTTCTTCAAGGGCATACGAGAACTGCAGAACCTCGCCACGGTAGCGCTTTTGCTTCCTGGCCTTGATGTACGCCTCATAGAGATTGCGGTAGTCGTATACCCGCTCGAACACGAGAAACACCTCCTTGATGAAAAAAGAGCGCCCAGCCCGCAGGCGGGGCGCCAACATAGTTCTGCCTTACGGCAAGGAGTAATGATCTGACAATCTGTCACTGCGACCGGCACCGTAATGCCGGATCGTCTGGTTTTAATCGATTCTCACAGGCCAGGCGCGACCCGATGTTCGTGTTCACGTTCCACGGGTAGTTATTCACGTTGACGGCACGGGGACCCGCGTGGACGCCCTCATTCCAGTTCGCGCCAGCTTGCATCACACTCCTTTTAGTAGGCCGCCTATGATGCGGCCCAGCTCATCCACCATCTTCGCAGCTGTTTCATAGCTTTGGTGGCTGAGATATTTTCTCCGGAGGCTGTGCCGGATCAACCACCGCAACATTTCCAGTTGGGTGTCGATCTCGTACAGCCCCGGAGCTTTTTGCCTCGACTTGTTCGTCCGGATGATCAGCTTCAGGATCTCGTAGCACGTGTTTTTGATCTGACTGCACAGAGCAAATTTCTCATGCTTCGGGAATCGGTCGATTATCGGGAACAGATATTCAGTAAAATCTTCGGCCTTTTGCCACAAGACAAATCCACGTGTACCAGACAAGACAGATCTCCAGATTACAGATTACAGATTGTCACAGGCCAGGCGCGACCCGAGGTGCGTGTCCACGCGCCACGGGGAGCTAATCACGTTGACGGCACGGGGACCCGCGTGGACGCCCTCATTCCAGCCCGCGCCAGCGATATACGCGACCATGCCTACGTTGTTAGGGAGGTGCGCCTGTCCCTTCCCGGCTCCCAGCACGTCATGCCAGGCGAACGCCGTGGAGTCGTGGCGATTGGACAGCTCGTCCAGCCACTCGTAGAGATTCCCGACCGCGTCGACGATGTTGAAGGCGCTGATGGCGGCGGGCTTGATCCCGGCGGCCGCGTCGTGCTCTCCGGTGGACGCGTTGACGCGGCATCCGGTGCGCGCGCGCGCGGAGTTGGTCGTCTTCGTCCACCCGTAGGTGTCGGCGCCGTCGAGGCCCTGCGGGTTGCCGTAGGCCGACTTGACCCATTCGCCGTAAGACAAGAGCCGCTTATTCGAGCGGGTGGCCAGCTCGTTGAAGCCGTACCAGTTCAAGCCTTCCGAGCCGGAGACCGGGACCTGGCCATACTTCGACTGCAGGCGGCCGGACGCGACGTGCAGGCCGTTCGTTCCGCCCTCCAGGGTGATGGACTCGGCCGCGCTGGCCATGTAGATATCCACCCAGATGTGGCCTACCTTGACCATGCCCTCGGGGCTGCACTTGGGCCGATTTACGAGATCCCACACGGAGTTCGGAACGATCCCCGTGGTAACGTTGTCCTTCCAGCCGACCGATCCGGCGCCGAACTTGGTGCCTTCGGAGTCGACGGGAACCCACAGGCCGTCCGAAGAGACCTTGCGGACGTAGCCGAAGTGGAAGCCGCCGATCTTGCGGCTGTCGTCGGCGCTGTGCCCCGCCGGGAAGGTGGTGTTCAGGCTGATGATGAACTGGCCGTCCGCCCCGTCGTCTACGAGATAGACGTAGTAGTCTTTCCCGACCTCGAAGGCCGCACCGGCGTCGAGGTTCGCCTCCGTCAGCTCCACGTCGGCACTCAAGCGGAAGCTCTTCCACGCAGCGTTGAGGATGGTGAGAACGGTTCCCGACTTCACCACGATGACGTTGGAGGCGTAGGCGTAGGGATTCTTCTTTTCGAGGATGTGGTCGTGCCGGACGAGCACGTCCATCATGCCGGAAAAGAGCCCGGCATCGGCGTCGGTCAAGTTGTCCTGTATCAGTTTCTGCAGCATGCGCTTCTCCTTACCCGAGCTGGGAAATCATGAGGTCGATCTCGGCGGCGGTCAGCCCCGAGCGAGCGAGCGGAGACGCCGGATCGTCGACAGCCTCGAAATCGGCCGGGGCCTGGTCTTCGGGATCCTCCGGAGCGCCGTCCTTCAGGACGAGCATCGTCCCCGAGCCCTTGAGCGCGCGCAGGCGCTCCTTGAACACGGCCTTGTGCGGGTCGTCGCCTTCTACCAGGGCGTACTGGTGGGCGTTCAGCCAGTCCTGCTTCGTGTTGAACACGGTCGGAATGCCTCTCATTACAAATCCTCCTTGCGTATGAATAGATCGACCAGGACCGAGGCCCGGCCGCCGACTTTGAACGTGCCAACGCGCGCGGCACCGACCTTGATGGCCGGAACTCCGAGCACGGGCACCTTGTAGGGGAAGGCGTCGTGATAGAGGTACAGCGTGACTCCGGTGCCGTTCACCTCGACGCCGAGGTTCCGCACGAATGGCGCAGAGCCGACGAGCTGGGTGCGGACGGAATAAGATCCGTCCGGAAGCCCGATGGACGCAAAGGTGACCGTCTTGGCGGCCGCTACGTCGATAGATACGCGGGCGACGGCCTCACGACTCTTGAGGCTCAAGAGCGTGACGATCTTCGAGCGGCGCGTCAGGCTCGGTGTGATCGACGCCAGCGGGGTCGCGGCGTCCACGAGCAGATCGGCCACCAGAATATTCGTCCCGACCGAAGGGCGCTCCGCCCCAGATAGGCTGCCCGCCGCGCCCTGCACCAAGCCGAGCGTCATGGACTCGTCCTGATAGAGATCGTGGCGCTGGTTGTTGTCGTCGTACACGTCGCCGTAGTTGTTGCGGGCGAAGGCGGCATAGATCGCCACCCACTTGTATTGGCCGGACGAGGGACGCGTGATCGTCGATAGATCGAGCGTCACCGGGTCGTCGGAATGCACCGACCTCCCGAGACCGTCAAACCCCGACCCGGCCGATACCGTGGCCACCGCTCCGGCTATGGACAGGTCGAACCCGGCGACGATGCCCTGGCCAGCCACCGCGAGCGCCAGACGCTTGTCGGCTTCCTCGGCCGCATTCTGTACCCCGTTCAGATGGGTATCGTCGGGATACATACCCTGGACGAACTGGATCTTGTCCACTATGAACACCTCCTATCAATCGAATCGTCCAGCACCTCGCCAAGGCGGGCCTGGATGGCTGGTATGCACGCGGAGCTTCCGACCTTCACGAGGACGAGCGGCTCGGTGCGAGGAATCAGGCGGGCCGCGCCGAGGCGGGTATAGCCCAGACGCATGCAGTCGTCCGGAATCAGCTCCACGGTCGCCGTGCAGATGTCTTCCAACTGCTTGGCGATCCAGGTGGCTCCGCCGAGTTTGCGCACCAGATCAATGCCTGCGGGCGATACGGGGTTATGCACCCACTGGACGACATGAATCTCCACGTCCGGGTCGAGCGAGGCGTCCAGGAACGAGTAGATCCAGGACTCCTCCTGCTCCGTGAGATTGCGCACCTTCACGAACAGACGAGAGCCGCCACCCAGGAGCGACGAGCCGAGCGGCGAATAGCCGACCCGGAAGCCGATCTTCGGATATTCGAGCAGCTTGTACCGGCCAGGAACGAGCTGCTCCAGGAACTCGCCGACGAAACCGCGCATTCCCTGCCGCTCGATGTAGAAGGCGGCCGACGCCACCCGTTCCTGGTACGCCTCGTCCGTATCGAAGGGAAAGCGCGGTATTTCAAGCGCCTTCCCATGTAGGGCTACGGTAGACGAGTCGGCCAAGAACGGGAAAAAGGCTTCGAGGGCCTTCTGGCCGTCATTCGCCATCCGTTCGGTCACCCGCGCGATGACGCGATAGATCGCCCCTCGGTTCTTCTTCTGGTATCCAGGCGGCTTGAGCTGCTCGATCACTTCCCACATGTCAGCCTACCTTCGAGACGTTCACCGTTCCGGGAACGATCAGTTCGTTCGCTCCGGCGATCACGTCACGGGTCGGCGCGAGGATTTCCAATGAATCGAAGGCGAAGGAGGCCCAGGGGTCGGTATAGAACTTCCGGACCTCCAGCTTCCCCGCGATGCCGAGGGAAAGGATGTACTGTCTTGCGGCCAGGCCCACGGCTTCGGCGGTAGCGCTGCCTTCGTACTCGATATTCACGTCGCATGTGACGGCACCGGGGGCGCGGACGAGAAGATCGCGGCACACGAGACCATAGGAATCGAGCGCCGCGCGGACGGCTTGAAGAAGCTCCGCCGAAGGCAAGCCCTCCACGGACGTGATGAGCACGTCGGTGGACCCATATCCGCGCGGGGTCCTGATGACCTTGGCGCTCACCACCCCGTCAACGCTCGCCGCGATGTACTCGTATTTCGACGGCGGGTTTCCCTCGCCGATGCTCTTCCACTTGTCCTTGATCCGGGCGCGGTAGGCGTCGTCAAGCTCGTCGTCGGTTCCGAGCGTCGAGATCCACGAGGCGGGGACGCTCACCGAGTCGAGGCCCTGAACCACGCGGGTGGCCCTAATCGACGTGCCCGGCATCAGGTTGTATGCGCTCCCGGCAAGCTCCGCTTCGACCGGAATGGAGAGCGCCCCAGCGTAGAACGACACGTCGGCGATCACCTTGAATCGAAGCGCGGTTCCGTCGGTGACGACCCAGGTTCCCTTCTGCAGCTTCCCGTCGTCGTAGGCTACCCCGGCGAGCGAACCCACCGCCTTGACGGCCTTCTTCCTGGTCACCCCGACGAGCAGGCCCCAGAGCGAAAGCCAGAGCCCCGTGGCGTGGTCGAGGTTCGCCTGCTTGTAGATGGGATTGATGTATCCCGTATAGGCCTTTACGGCTGTCAGGACGAGCACCTCAAGGAACCCGCGAAGAACGCCGACGCTCTTGAGGTTCGTGAGCCCGGTCTCCTCCTTGCCCCAGGAGAATACCTCGTCCCTGATTTCGTCTTCGGTCTTTTCTATCCAGCTATCGGACATAGGCTAGTCTCCCTTCGCCAGATCGAAGTCGAGCGTCTCCGGCTCGACCGCCGCCACCGGCGTGAACTCCAGGCGGTACTTCGCGGCGCCGGAAAGCTCGCTCGCCTTCACGGTCGCCGGGTCCACCCTCGGATCGGCTATCGCTACCCGCTCCAGCTCCGCCATAACGGACGCGGGGTCGCTCTCCGCGTCGTTCAGCATGAGCAGGACCGTGCTTCCGGCTTCCTCGTCCCACGGCAGGGCGCCGGGGGTGATCTTCAGTTCCTGATCGATATCCTGGGCTATGCAGGCCGGGCCGGAAACGGTTTCCACGTCGCCGTCTGCCGTGAAGCCGATATCGTCGTCCGTCAAAAGCAGGTCGGTCCCGTAGTCCATCAGCTCACGCTCCCCGTACCGGCACCCGCCACGGGATACGGCCCTGCGGTACCCGTCACGGTCGTGGAAACCAAGGCGTTGGCGGTGATGTGCGCCACCACTTTCTCCGCGATGATCTGGGAGAACTTGTCGGCGTATTCTTCTATGGACATTCCCGCGTCGCCCTGGTCAGTCGTCTCCCAGAAGGCGATGAGAGCGGGCTTTAACTCGCCTTTTAAGACCGTCGCATCCATCATAAAAACCTCACTTCAGCAGGCCCGCGATGTCCTGCTTGATGGCCAGAATCTTGGCCACCGAATCGGGCGAAACCTTGTGCTTCGGCGGCGGCCCCATCGTCTGCATGCCCGTGATCTCGTCGATCAGCTTCTCCAGGATCGCCTTCAGACTCTGGCTCTTGGTCTCGAACATGAACAGCGAGTCCACATCGACGCCGAGCTTCAGCCCCTCGCCGTCGGTGATGACCAGCTGACCCTTGGAAAACTCCCCGGCCTGGTACTCGTCGGACCATACGCCCGAGACATAGGGATAGGCGGGGTTCCAGCCGATGAACTCAACGATCACGAGCGCGTCCTCGGGCGGGATGGCGTAGAGGCCCTTCCCGCTTTTTCCGGCCCAGATCGGGGAGATCGGAACCTCGGCGATGACCTGATCGGTCTCTTCGAGCGTTCCGGCCGTGATGACTCGCACGTCTACGGAGTAGGCGGTCTTCCCCGGCCCCTCATGGGCCTTGATGACGCGAGCGAGCACCGGGGCCGCCCGGTTCGGAAGGAGCGCGTCCAGGAGGTTTTTCATCAGCTCGGCTCCGGAGTCCATCTATGCGGCCTCCTTGATCCACAGCGTGAGACGCGAACCCTGGCGCGAGACCGCCAGGGCGGTGCGGACTGGAACGACCCGAACGCCGTCCACCGTGACCGCCTGGGAGTGGCGCACCGCCATCGGCAGCACCTCCACCCATCCAGGGCCTCTCCGGATGATGTTCTTCCCGGACTCCAGCGCGACCGCCGCGCCCTCGTTGATCCCGGTGTCGTCGAGCGTGCCGAACCGGAAGACGTTCTTCGCGTCGAAGAAGAACCGGAGCCCGGAATGCCCGTGCTCCTCCAGCGCCTTAACGAGCAGGGAGAGGCACGAGCTTGCCGGAAGGCTGGCCGACGAGAAGCGGGCAAGCTCAACGGACGGGCAGGTGATCGCCGAGGAATCCACCCCGGACGCGTCCAACGTGTCCTGCAGGATCATCGCGGCCATCTCCTTGCGGTAGGCGGGCGTGACCGCCGTGTCCCAGAGCTTCTTGTATCCATCCGTCAGCGCCAGCTCGCGTAGCGCTCCGCGCTCCTTGGCGTCGAACACCTCGCCGGTAAAGAGGACGGACTTCGCGCCGCCCGAAGAGAGCGACACGGCAATCTTGTCGCCCTTCGCTCCGGCAGCCGCCGATATCGGATATGTAAGCCGCGCCATGACGGACGGGAATCCCTGGTCGGTAATCAGCTCGAACGCCGCCGGGCGTCTGGTTACGACTGAACCGCCGATGGAGACTTCAAGGATGGGATGCAGCATCCAGTCAGATGTAGCCAAGTTTTCTCTCCATGGCGGCAAGCCGCCGCGCGTCTACGGCAGATACGGAAGCCTCTTGTTGCGTTACAGCCTTCGTCTCTGCAGTTACACGGTCAGCTTCTGCTTTTCGCTCCTGAGCCAAGGCGGCCACTATCTTGTATTCCGTAAACTCCAGCGATACGGAAATCTTCTGCCTTCCGCGAACCTCTGAGGTCTTTAGATCGGAGAAGATGTATTGTCGAACAGCCCATGCATCTATAAGCGGATGACTAATATTGATAATCTCCGGCTTCCCGGCCTTATCCATTCGCTTGAAGATGAAAACAATATCCGCGAGAAGATCGAAGCGGGTTCTATTCTGACCCGGGTCATCAATGAGAGAGAGCTTGATCGACAAATCGGCGTCATTCCATCCGTCAACCACCTTCTTGCTCCCGCTCTGCCCTTCAAGCGGTACGTCCGTCATCTTCAAAGAGCCGCCGAGCTCTACAGACTCCATGATCCCCGGAAGTGGCACCCCGATCTGTCCGGTCCCCCACACCTGGAAAGCCCCTTGCTTCAGGTCTAATTTCAGCATCATACGGGGACCTCCTCGGGCCTATAGACCGCGTGTTGAATCTGGCGCAGGAAGTCGAGCAGGCTCCGACAATCCTCGGCCTGCAGGTAGAGGTTCTCGATATGGAACGTCTGCGGCCCGGCAGCGTTCCCGGCGCCCTCCGCGTTCGCGGCGCCCAGGGAAATTTCCCCGCCGGGAGCGGCGGCCTGGAAGGCGAGCGTCGCCCGCTGCTCCAGCGTCGACGGGTCCATCCCGGCGGCGAAGGTATCGGTCAGGGCGCGGCCGGACTCGGAGAGGCGCGAAAGCGGCCCTTCGTCGGCATCGGAGTGCGGCATCTGGGAGCCGATCCCCTGCAGGGAAGAGCCGAAGGCGGCGGACGGCGCGCCCGCGTTGCCCTGGATTCCCTGCGCGAAGGTATCGGTGAGCTTCGCCCCCGAGTCCTTCGCCTCTCCGAAGAGCTTCCCGAAGAAGTCGGATATGCCGCCCGCGATCTTCTTGAACGGGGCTATGAACGCCTCGACGGCGCCGCCGATCCAGGAGAGGAAGTTCGTGAAGGAGGTCTTCACGTTGCCCCATAGTTCAACGAAGAAGGTCTTGATGCCGTCCCAGTGCTTTATCACGAGCGCCGGGATCCCGATGAACGGCAGGAACAAGGCGACCGCCGCAAGGATCCAGTCGGACGCGCCGAAGATGACGCCCTTGATCCACTCCATGGCCGAGAAGAAGGTGTTCTTCACCCCATCCCACAGGCGGACGAAGAAGTCGGAAACCGCGTCCCAATTCTTGACCAAGAGGACGACGATACCCGCGAGCGCGACTATGGCGCCGATGACCGCATAGACCGGCCAGAAGGCCGCGATGTGCGCGGCGGCGGCGGCCCAGGCGGAGGCGATCCACGCGCCCATCTTGGGCAGAATCCCGACTATTCCCTTTCCCATTGAGGAAATGCCGCCGCCAATGGCGGAGAGTCCGCCCTGGAAGGTCTGCATGAAGCCGACGCTCTTGACCGAAGCGCTGAACGCGGCAAGGCCCGAGCCCGCCACCTTCAAGGGCGTCAGGAGCATGCCAAAGCCTGAGCGCATGAAGCCTATTGACGACGTGAACAGCTTGGCGATTCCCCCGGCGTTCTGGATGTTGGCCGTCAGGACGGAGAGTTGGGCCGCCGTGTTCAGCGCTCCGGAACCCATGTCCAGCGCCGTCTTGGCGGCCATGCCGAAGAGTGCGGTCATCTTGGAGATGGCCGGGCCGACCGGGCTTCCCATGATCGGGGCCGCCACGTTCTGGAGGAAGCCGACCTTCATGTCGACGAAGAAGCCCTTGATCTGGTTGATGTCAGTACCGATCTGCGCCTGCATGGCCTCGGAGGCGTTCGCCAGCCGTGCCATCTTGTCCTCGTAGGTGTCGCTCATCTTCCCGGCCATGTCGGCCGCCGCGCCGGAGGCGTTGGCGATCTCGCCGTATGCGGTGGACAACGACCCCAGAGAGGTCTGCAAGAGCGTGACTGCGCGGACGCCCTCCTGCCCGAAGGCCTCCTGGAAGGCGAGCTTCGTGTCGGTGTTCCACGTATTGATAGGCCCGTACTGGGCCTGAATGTTCTTGAGGGTGTCGATGAGCTTCACGCCGCCCGAGGCATCGTATGCGATGCTGAAGTCGAGCTTCTTGGCCGCGTCGTGGACCTTGCTCATCATCGAACCAAGGGCGGTACCCGCCATGCTCCCTTGGAGGCCCGCCGTGTTCAGCTGGCCCACCACGGAGGTCACTTCGGATATACTCATGCCGAACTGCTGGGCCACGGGAATCGCGTACTTCAATCCCTCGTTGAGCTGGCCTAGGTTAGCGATCTGGAAATACGCCTGCGTCTTCGCGAGCACGTCGGAGAGGTGCGTCATCTCGACGCCAACGTCGGCGCTCTTGTCGCCCATGTTGTTGTACACGGTCGCCAGGAGGCCCGCCGCCTCGCTCGCGTCGCCCATTGTCGCCTTGGCGAGAATGAGCGCCTGCTGCGTAGCCATGATGCCCTGCTCCGCGTTGAGGCCCGCCGACAGCATGCTGTAGGAGACCTCGGCGAACTTCCCGGCCGAAGCGGTGGCGAGCTTCGAGCCGGAGGCGGTGCCGGTCGCCCATTTCAGGGCGGCGGCCTCCATCGCCTCATACGTCGCGCCCACGTCCCCGCCGATGGCGTTCATCTCGTTCAATACCGAGTTGACCGCCGCCATGGGGTTCTCAAGGGCCGACGCCGCGCGCGCAGGCGATTCAAGAGCGGAGGAAAGAGACTGCCTCAGGGGGTCGGTCATGGCGACCATCATGGACATGTCGGCGGCGAGACGGTTCATCTCTTGGTTCTTGTTGATCTCGCCGAGCGCTCCCTTCATTCCAGCCAGGCTGCTTTGCGCCTGTTGGAACCCCGAGGAGAATGCATCCTTGAACATCAGTGTGATCGAACTGATGAAATTCACCGCTTCCCGCCCCCAAACGCCTTGACGATGGCGTCGTGCATGACGCCCACCTCGAACTCCCGCATGACCCTGGCCTCCTCGTACTTGCCCATCAGCCCGTCGAGGTCAACCCCTGAAACGTCCTCACCCAGGAACCGCCTGATGAACAGGCGGATCCGGGTGACGCTGCTTACAGCTTCCGGCTCTTGACCGTAACGTTGGCCCCGAAGAAAGGGCTGATCGCTTCATCCACGAAGCGGCCGTAGGCGGCCGGAAAGTCCCGCACTTTGTCGATGATCGGACCCGACTCGGGGTAGACGATCAGGGACTGCAGGATGTTCAGGTTCGCCACCAGCGGATTCCGCTGGGCAGCCTTGGAGTGGCTCTCTATGTCGGCCGTGGTCGGCTTCCGGTAGAGGAACTCCACCTCGTGGAGGTTGTCGGCCTCGTCGTTGAAGGAGACCGATCCCTCGTAGATGCCTGCGGGGTGATCCTTCTTCAGCTGGTCGAGCTTTTCTTTCTCAATCTTCATGCAATTCTCCTTGCTGCCCGGTTACGCTTCGACGTAGGCCGGGCGGCCGTTGGTGATGATCGCCGTGGCGAGGGAGCCCTTCAGCGAGACGTTGAGGTTCTTGTCTCCCTTGGAGGCGGAGAAGTCGCGCTCGGTGAAATGGACAAGAAGCTCGTCATTGACGATCGTCTGCCCGATATGCCCATAGCTCGCCGTGATCGAGATAGGACCCATGTTGAAGAATCCCCCGGTCGTTGCCGCGAAAGAGTCCAGTTTGTCGAACTCGTGGCGGGATATCTCGATTTCGCACTCGCCGGAGTACTCGCCGCGACCGATGCCCACAGGGAGGTTGTGCACCCCCGTGATGACCTCATCGTCCTTCTTGTCCTTGTAGGAGATGCTTTCGAGCATCACTACCATGCCGGTCGGCAGCTGGACCTTGATCGACTCGAAGTCGTAGACGTTTCCGTTTATCATGCCTCACCTCCCAAAGCGGGGTTGGAATACGCGATCTCGTTCTCGATGTACGCGACCTTGCCGAGCGGCACGATCCGAACCTTTGTGATCAGCTTTTTGGTGGACAGTATGTTCTGTCCGGGCGGAACCACCACTTCACCCGAGGAGATTTCCCCGTTCGTAACCATGGTGCGGAGCGGACTCTTGCTCTGGGCTACCAGCATTTGGATTCCCTCGGGCGAGCCGTCGGCGCCGACCTTGACCGCGTCGTTCACCCAGACAAGCTGGGCGGCGCGCACCTGGCGGCAGGCCTTGTCCATTACCCGGCGGCGCTCGACCAGGTCGAAGTCGCTGCCTTCCTCGCTCATCATCTCGCCGGAGGTCACGTAGATCCCGGTGAGGCCGATGATGGTCCGCGCGGTCACGTACCCGGCGTTCTTGAGGGTCTCGATGTGGCCGTCGTTGATCCCGGCGGGCGCGAGGGCAGTGGCGGCGGTGACGGCGCCGTACCGGACGGCGTCCGGCCCCTGGTGCACGTTCCGCGCGGCGAGCTTGCCGCAGTAGGTTCCGATGAGCCCGCGCACGTCCACCTGGCCGCTCGGGTCGGCTTCCTCGATCCAGCCCGCGCACACCTGGAGGCGCGTGGAAGCCACGGTGCCGCGCTCGGTTCCCGCGAGGGCCGTCACCCACTGGTCGACGCTTTCCGCGCTGGTCTTGTACCGCGCCTGAGCGACGAAGAAGAGGTACTGGTAGATTTCGGCCGCGCCCTCGGCCTTGGTCGCCAGCGCGGCCCAGAGGGCGGCGTCGGAGATTCCGGCCACGGCGATCCACTCGATGTCGAGCTTCGCCGCGAGGATGGTATCGATGGCCGCGAGCACCTCGCCGTTGGTGGCCGCCGGGGCGGTCGACGTGAAGGAGAAGGTGTCTCCCTCGGCGAACTGGCCGGAGGTCAGGGCGAACGTCAGCTTGATGCCGGTGCCCGGAATATCGTAGGTGGCCGGGGTGTCGGGTACGGTGATCCGCTTCCCGGCCAGGCCGTCCACGGTGACGCGGAACGTCGCTTCGTTGAGGGCGCCGCCGGAAACGATCTCCACCGAAACGTCGTACTCATTCCGAGGGGCACCCGATACGGTAAGGGAGCCGGTTCCGGTATTACCGGATCCGGGCGTGACCGCCGAGAGCGTGCCGGGGGTAGAGCCTTCGAGGGCCACGGCGTAGACCGTGGTCTTGGCGATGGACAGGGCGCTAACGATCAGGTCCCGCAGGGGACCGTCGCCGAGCGCCTCGTCGACCTTGCCGGGATCGGTGAAGGTCAGGATGCCCTGGCCGTGCAGGGCGGCGACGCCGACAGCGGCGAAGATGCCGGTGGCATCGGCGCCGAGGACGCCCATGGCGCCGTCTTTGATGGTGTTCTTTACGCCGGGTAACATTACTTCTTACCTCCCATGGGCGAACCGAGAAAGGCCTTTATAGCCTCTTCAAACTCGCTCTTCGTGACCTTCTTGCCGCTCGCCCAGCCCTTGGACTGCATGACGGCGGCGAAGATCGGGGCGGTCAGCTTCTGCCTCTTGGAGTGCTCCTCGACCGTAAGGAGCACCGGCCCTTTCTTCGTGTCGGCGGCCTTTTCCTGGCCGTCCTTGGTTTCGTTCGACATAAGCCCTCCTTAGGCTTGGGGACTCGCGACCTCTCCGGGCGCGATGCCTATCTCGTCGATGGTCGGCACCACGGTCGGCTCCATGGCCGCCGGGATGCTGAACCGCACCTCGGCGACGGATAGGTACAGCTTCGCCGTGTTGCCCGTATGGTCCGAATGCTCCTCCGCCGCGATCTCTATCGATCCCGCGAAGTCGTCATGTTCCCACCGGCTGGGAATCGCCGGAATGATCCGGCTAAACAGAGAGTCCGCCGCCTCCTCGCCCTCGGCCCAGCACCGCACGAGAACCGGCAGCACCCGGTTGCCGCGCACGTAGCGCTGCTTCCAGGTCTTGGCCACGTCGTCGTAGTACTTGACCGTCCGCGCCTCCGA